GGTTGTCAAGGAGGTCGACGGCAACCTCCTACTCAACGAGGGCATCCAGCGGCTGATGGACATGACCATGATCGCCACCGTTCTCTCGAACCAGGTGGCGGGCAACCCGTGGTCGAACGCCAATGCCTTCACCGGTGTCGGCGACAGCAACACCGCTGAGGCGGCAACGCAGGCGGAACTACAGGCTGCGACCAACCGCTTCTACAAGGCGATGAACGCGACATATCCGTCACGCTCGAACCAGACGGTCAGCTTCCAGTCAGACTTCGCCGGTACAGAGGCGAACTACGTCTGGGCGGAGTGGTCGATTGCGGCTGGCGCCACCACCGCTTCTGGGGCAGGGTTCCTGAACGGCACGACGAACCTGCAACGCAAGGTCGCCGCGCTAGGCACCAAGTCATCGGGGACATGGACGCTGACGGCACAGGTCACGTTCTCGTGAGGTTGTGGGGGATCCCTTCGCCGCAAGGGGTCCCTCGCAACGCTTCTAGGAGGAATGGTGCCAGGATCGACTCCTAACTACGCGATCCCGTATCCCGTCGGGACGGATGCTCCCAATGTCGCCACGGACATGCAGGCTCTGGCGACCAAGGTCGATAGCTCCATCCCACTGCCGAACGTACCGAACGGTTACGTGCGGCTCAACGCTTCCGGCGATCTCATTCTCAGCAACACACAGAAGTTTGGTTGGGCTGACATCCCCATATACAGGGATCCGTCCGGCAATACGCTGCGGATGGACGCCGATGTGCGTGTCTACGCTTACGACGGTACTGCCTCCGACATTCTGCTCACCGATGAGGGTGCCTGGCCCTACCTTTCTCTGCGCTGGGACTCGACTCAGAACGGTGGCGCAGGGATAGAGTTCTTCAACAACCCGGCGAAGACAAAGGGCTGGGGACTCTACTCACAGGATGCTGACGCTGCTCCCGGGTATTTGCGTATCTACGCCATCGCCAATAACCACGACTACTTCAGGTTTGGGTCGAATGGTATTGAGTTCTCCGATGCTGCTCAAGGTGGGGCTGGTAACACCTGGGACACATTTTTCGGTCGAGTTGCTACCAAGACGCTGCAGGTTGGCAAGGGTGGTCAACCGACAGCGTTAGGAATCACTGCTGACAATACCGTTTGGCCATTCTACATCTATGACGTAGCTGCAGCTTCACAACCTAAGTTCCACATGGGGATCAACGGCGACATGAACTGGGGTACTGGTGCTGTAGCTTCGGATACCAACCTCTATCGCATCGCTGCAAACTACCTGGCGACCGACGGCGGCTTTGCCTCTCGCGGTGGGACAGGGTTTGTGTATGCACCCGCGAGCGTCACCGGGGCCGTGGTTACTTCGCAAGTGTCTGGCGAATCTTATGCCCGCTTCGGGGTTGATGTGAACGGTTACACGCAGTGGGGACCGGGTAACGCAGCGCAGGACACAAAATTGTATCGCGCGGCGGCGGGTTCTCTCCAAACAGATGGTACGTTTGAAGCTGGAGTTCTTCGTGCGCTCACTTATGGCATCTTCAATGACAACGGGACGGCTCCCGTTGTTGGGGTTGGTTACGACTTCAACGGTCACCAGTTCTGCGGTATCGGCTTTACCTATGACACGTCTCTGTATCGTTATGCGGCCCAGATCTTGCAGACAAATGCCAGGATCATTGCGAGTGGTGACGGCTCGTTTGCCTTCCACGCTGAGGTTCCAACTTCTGGTGGTGCCTACCAGCCGTTCTACTATCGGGTGTTGGGAGATTCGCAGCCACGGTGGGCCGTGATGTATGACGGTACGATTCAGTGGGGAACCGGAGGATCAACTGCTCCGGACACAACCCTTGCCCGTAGAGCGCCGAACTGTCTTATAACTTCCGGCGAACTTTGGACGACACAGCGTGTCTTCATCAACGAGTCGCGTACAGGTGGCTACTCGGCCATCATGGTACAGAACATGGCCAGCGATGGCTACTACTTCGCGATGAAGAGAGCCTCAGACACTACCAATGTGTGGATCATGGGTGCCGATGGTCGAATGGTTTGGAGCGCAGGTGGCGGCAGCGCGCAGGACACCAATCTGTATCGCGGTGGCGCTGGCTTGCTGATAACTGATGGGCAGTTTCAGGCTAGCGGTGGCATCACAAATGCGAGTCTGCCACCACAGCTGAAGCAATATGCTGCGTACGAGCCGTCTGACATGAACAATTCTCAGACGAGCGGTTGGTATTATGCAAACAGTATCGCGAATCAGCCGCCGAGTTCCACGAGCCAGTGGTTGTACCAGGTCATCATGTGGGGTAGCAACGGCTACGGTAAGCAAATAGCCTATGGCCTCTACTCCAATGAAGTCTGGACGCGGTACCTCTACAGTAGCACCTGGAATCCCTGGGCACAGGTCGGCGGTGTCCCGACTGGTGCCGGCGCTGACTGGTTCGGAGCAACAGCGCCAACAGGGTTCCTGCTGTGTGACGGGAGCGCGATCTCGCGCACGACGTACTCAGCGCTGTATGCGATCCTAGGAACTGCCTATGGAGCAGGTGACGGCTCGACGACATTCAACCTCCCCGACCTGCGTGGGCGCGTGATCGTCGGGATGGCATCTGGTGGACATGCCAGCGTGAATGCCCTCGGTCTGAATGATGGTGCTGCTTTGGCGAATAGGACTCCGAAGCATAGCCACACGAACGGACTCACGCTGCCGACTCACGCGCATGCGCACAGCCTTACGCTACCGAACCACTACCACAACGTCAGCGACCCAGGACACGGACATTCCGTCCAGTCCTGGCAGTACTCGACGGCTGGTGGCGGTTACAGCATGGGATACTCGACCTCAGCATCCGGCTCGTACAGCGTGAGCCCGGTGGGCATGATCAATAACAATGGAACCGGGATCGCTGTCTACGACGTCACACAAGGTGCACTTGCGATCAACGGAGGAGTCGGTAACAACTCATCGAGTCCTGCCATCGCTGGTACGATTGGTGTAGCGGTCGGAGGCACAGACTCACCGAGCTACGTCACCGCGAACAAGATCATCAAGACGTGAGCGATCCCATCCTGAGAAAAATGGTCTTGGAAGTTCTGAGGGGTCAGTCACCCTTCTACTACATCTTCCCGAACGCCAGCGCCTTCGTGGCAGCAGGCTTGATCAACGCTGAGGATGTAGCGGAGGTGCTTACAGAGCTATACAACGAAGGGCTGTTGGAGCGCGAGCATCTCTTCATCGAGGTTACGGGTGGCGTCGATGACGGTGCCACCGAGAAAGTTGATGGAGGATATCGCTTGATCAATGACCCCGGTGAGGAGGGAGCGAAGTGAGTGAGTTTCGCACGTACAAGTTCATGGTTGTGCCGGTTGTGCAGGAAGTGGACGATGAAGGCAACGTCGTCAGCGAACTCACGCCGGAGCAGCCGATTGCGGTGTTCGGGATCGCAGGTCTGCATACATTCGCAGACAACTTCGAGGCCGACCTGATCACGCGCATGCAGCAGTCTACCAACAACAGGAGGGAACATGCAAGTGTCAGTTCAGGTCCTGCTGGGAATTGACGAGGAGCCGAGCATGTCTGCCACCGAGGCGGCAGAAGCGATCCTCAAGGCTCTCGGTGGTGACGAGGCCACCGACTTCGTGACGATCACCGCCAACAGGCAGATGGTCACTGCGCAGGCAGGCACTCCGCCCGCACCGCCTGCGCCCGGTACGTTCATGGCCCCGACGATGATGCCTCCGCCCATCAGGTAGCCATGCCGCAACTGAAGCCCACCGCTGACCCCGACGTCTTCATCGAGCAACAGAAGAAGGACTATGTCCGCTACTGGCGCACCGATGGTTTGCGGTGGGAGGTTCTGGGAACGTGCGCCCGCCAGGGGCACTGCATGGTCGGGGCAGTCCTGGCGGACGGCACGGAGATCGACGATCCTGATCATCTTCAGCAGCTGGTAGATGATGGTATCATCACGGAGTCACACCTAGATACACCCGTGGCTCCTGGTTTCAACGGTTGCTGCCCACTACAGATCATACCGCTCGCGAGTAGGTAAATGGTCGCGCTGACCGAGTGGTATCTGCACGATGCTACTTTCTCAGGATCGGGCACGTATCCTGGGGCGACCTCTCAGTCAGCGACATCACCGGGTGTCACGGTGTCCGGCGCGAGCACCAACCGGACGATGGACGGCACCAAGGGTACAGGCGCGCAGACACTTGTTGCCGGAGCATCGCTCGCACAGACCGCTACGCAGAACATCTGGTTCCGTAGGTTCATCTCGCCACCGCTTGCGGCGCAGACGATCCCGGCTGGGACTGGCCTCACCGGCATTGCCGGAGGCTTCCTCGTCTCCAACAGCAATGCGTCGGGTGTCTTCCCTAGCTATCCGGTCGTGTACATCTGGCGTCCGAGCACGGGTGCCATTGTCGGCAAGCTACTAGACACGGTGACTGCCGGAGGATCTGTTGGCGTGGGCACCAGTGAAACCTGGAACATCTCTGGATTCCAGAACACATCTGCGCTTGCAATCCTGGATGGTGACGTACTCGTCTGCGAGCTCTGGATGCACGGGACACAGGGCATGGCCACCTCGTACAACTGGTCGGTTGGTTACGGTAGTACGACTGAGTATCCGAACACTACCGGCGGTGCAATCACAACACCGGCAACAGCGCTGTTTACACCGTCTATCACCCTGTATGCTCCGACGCCGATCTCTGATACAGACGTCAATGGGACGACTACCGAGTCTGCTACAGTACAGACACCGACGCCGATCTCTGGTGCTGATACCGATGGAGCGATTACCGAGTCAGCGTCTATCACCAAGATCGTACTGGCAACCGTAGCTGATGCGGGTGCGATCTCTGAGTCAGCGTCCGTTGTTGCCAAGGTACCGGGCACGGATACGAATGCTGCAGCAACAGAATCGGCACAGTTCGCATCACACACCGGGGACACGGACGGGAATGGTGCGACCACAGAGAGTGCGAGCTACGTTCTCGGCAACACTCAGATCGTTGTCTATGAGCCGGACAAGGTCAGCAGCTACAACCTGCTCAACGCATCGGTCTCAAGTTATAACGCCATACCCATACGCTACTCTACATACAACGCTATCCCGCAGAGCTCAATACCTCTGCCCAACCTGGTCGAGTCTGTAGCAGTCACGATCCCGGTTGCGGCCTTTGATGGCAATGGGACGGTCACCGAGGCAACGCAACTGGTCTACCCTGGTGCTGCATCTGCGGATGTAGCTACTGGTACAGATACCGCCACCGTTGTCGTCAAGGTCTCGAGCGCGGACACGAATGGCACGACCACAGAGACAGCTGCATATGTCTATCCGCTCACCTCTGCTGATGCCGGTATCGGATCTGACACTCAAGTTCTGCAGGCTGGCGCTACCGTCAGTGGCGTAGATACCGGGCTGGGTCTTTCTGAAGTTGCCAGCGTAGGCAAGGCTCTGATTCCTGCGGCTGACTCCGCTACGCTCGTAGAGAGCACAACTCTCGTCAGCCAGATCTCTGCGAGCGACACGAATGCGGGGATCACCGAGTCTGCTGGCGACCAAACGTATGCGACAGACTCGGGTACAGGTACAGACGTCGTCACTCTCACCGCGCAGATCCCTGTTGCGGATGCCGGCGCTGGTGCTGATACCGGAACGCTACAGACGCAAAACTTCAAAACCGACACAGACACCGGCACCGGCACAGAGACGGCCAGCACGATCATCGGTCTGATCACGGCCACGGATGCCGGGTCTACCGCTGAGGTGCCAGTCCTCAAGGCTCTGCTCATCAGCGCTGATGTCGGCAGCGGTGCAGACCAGTCTCAGATCCCGACTTCAATGTACTTTGCAGCCGATGCTGCAACAGGGATTGACAACGGTATTGTTCAGGTACTTCTGACGGTACTTGACAGTGGGATTGCGACCGAGACAAACGGCTTTGGATTCACAGTTTCGGAGGTCTTTGTCGGACTTGATTTCGCCGCGCTGTGGTCTCAAGTCTTTGACAGCGATGCCGGAACGATTTCCGAGCAGGGTGCGCATTATCCGCCGACCATACTCGGTGCGCTGAAATCAGGTAAGATCACGCGCGGGCTAGACGGCAGTCTAGTCCGACTGGGTTCGAGGGGAGATGTCCAGAGCCGTGATTTCATAGTCCTGAAGAAAGGCACTGTGAGAGGGTTGGCAGGAGACGTTGAGACGACCGTTACAGGGAGGGTTGAATGAGCGTTGTCACATTCTCAGATTACCTGCCGACTCCACGCTTTGACGGCATTCCCTGGATCAAGATCAACATCGAGGAGTCAACTGCGGACACCGGTCCGTGGACGCTCATTGACACTCAAGACCTTCACCCAGTTGATCTCGATCCGTCAGACCCGTCACCGCGCAGCTTCACCACGGACACGGCAACGATCGATGAAGGTGGTTGGTACAGGATCACCTTCCTGGATGTCAACAGCAACGTTGTCATCTCCGACCCCATTCAGAACATCCCACAGGCCGAAGAGCCGTGGTTGCCGTCCGTGCGCGACGTGGCGCTCAAGATCCTCTCGCGTACGAGAGACTCGCATGGCAATCAGCTGGGAACGTTCACCACCGACACAGTGCCCACCGCCACCGACTGCGCCGCCATCATCGGGCAGGCTGCACTTGACGTGGCGAAGGTGCTCGGGGACAATATCCCCGACAGCATGTATGACGACGTGGGCAACCTCATCGCCGTGAGGGCAGCGATGCAGATCGAGCTTGCGTACTACAGTGAGCAGGTCAACACTGGGCGCAGCATCTACCCGCAGCTGGAGAAGGATTACGAGACAGAGGTACCACTTCTCAGCAAGCAGCTGATCACCGTCATTGACGGCGGTGAGATGGGTCCGGTTGCGGCTGGTCCCGGTCTTGGTGCATCGTTCGGAGGCTTCCCCGATCCGTATCCCGACTGGTTGACCAAGAAGATGTAATGCGGCTCTGGATCAGAACACATAACCTCGATGCCGCCATAGCGCGGTATGAGCATCTCGCTGAGGCTGCTACGGATATGCAGCCAGCGATGGAAGAGGTTATGCTGATCATGATGGGAGCCATCAAGGCAACCTTCCTGAGCGGTGGGCGTCGTGGTGGTGGCTCCTGGGCAGCGCTCACGACCGAGTGGCTTCTGCGCAAAGAGCGCATGGGCTGGGATCCTCGCATCGGGTTTGCGCGCCATCGTCTGTACGAGGCATTCACGATCCCCGGCGCTGATCACCAGCGTCTTCGTGTTGGGCCGCATTCCGTAGAGATCGAGTCGGATCTGCCTTACGCAGCAACGCAGCAGGCGCACCGTCCATTCATCAAGTTCACGATGAGGGACCGCCGGGAGATGGCTCAGGTCTGTAGTGAGTATCTCGTTGCGGCATGGAACAGGACGCCATGAGCATCTTTGATGCCATAGCTGTTGCCGATGATCTCGAACAGGCTGTTCTTGACACCCTCGAGAAATGGTTCTACACCTACCTCGTGGAGTACGAGCTACAGGCCGGTCTGATCCCCAACAATCAGACCGTGCCGGTACACCCGATGCCTCGCGCGTACCTAAAGGTCAACCAGCTGGACAAGGAAGCAGCCGATCAGCTACCCAGCATTGTGTGCGTGAGCCCAGGGCTGAGTAATCGCCACGCACCGATGCAGGAGGGTGACGGTTCCTTCCGGGCATTCTTCAACGTCGGCGTGGGCGTGTTCTGTACCGCGAAGGATCGCAAGGACACGATGAAGATCTGTCGCATCTACACCGCCATCTGCCGCACGATCATGCTACAGCAGCAATCTCTCGGTGGATTCGCGGATGGCAGCTGGTGGCTGGACGAAAGCTACGATCCACATTTCTCATTTACGGACGACCAGACGATTAGCGCCGGTCAGGTTGTGTTCGAGATCGAAGTCGCTGGGGTCGTCAACAGGTTCGGTGGACCGAAGACCACCGATCCGCTGCCTGATCAGCCGGGCAGCGAGTGGCCGTTGGCCGAGGAAGTAATCGCAACAGTCGAGATCATGGAGGACTAATGCCGCCAACACCAAAAGCGGAAACGAAGTCCTCAGGGCAACCCGAGGACTACAGGAATCTCGACCTGCACGTGGTGAGTCTTGGAGACGGCCGCATGGTGGGCATCGGCGAGATCTTCCAACTCACACCGGAGCAGGCTACCGACGAGCACAACATGACTCTGCTCAACGAGGGGATCATCGTGAACCTGCAGGACTACGAGGATTCCATCTCTGGGACAGAGGTGCAGCAAGCAGAAGCAGAGCCATCAACGAAGAAGGAAGGAGCTAAGGAATGACGCGTCCTGGCGTAGTCGTCGCCGTTCAGACGTCAGTTCCGCCTCGCTCCATTCCGACCGACACAGGCGTCGCGTTCATCGCCGGCATGTGTGACAAGGGAGCAACCAACGCCGCGACGTTGGTGCAGAGCCTGGATCAGTTCACATCGCTCTGCGGTGGGCGCGTGACCTACAGCATCCTGTGGGATGCCGTGGACATCTTCTTCCGCGAGGGAGGGAATGCCGCGTACATCGGTCGTGTCGTCGGACCAGCAGCGACGTCTGCCGCGCATACGTACAACGATGCGGGTGCAGCGCCCAGTCTGGTTCTCTCGGCCGACTCCCCAGGAGCATGGGGCAACAACATCAAGGTCGGGATCATCGCGGGGCAGGTGACCGGGTATGCAATCCAGGTCACCGATGCCAGCAACAACATCCTCGAGACATCGTACGACCTGGTCACACAGGCCGACGCTGTCGCGTGGGTCAACTCCTACAGCCAGTACCTCACCGTGGCGCTTGGCAGCAGCACCAACCCGCCAGCACTGGTCGCAGCCGTCGCGCTCACCGGCGGCAACGACGACCGTGGCAACGTCACGGATGCTCAGTGGCTGAACGCGCTCAACACGTTCGTCCCTGCGCTCGGACCCGGCCAGGTGCTCGCTCCGGGCAGGACGACAACGGCTGGGACACAGCAGCTGGCATCGCATGCGGCTGCCAACAACCGGGTCGCGCTGATCGATCTGGTGGACACCGCAACACAGGCAACGCTGCAGTCCGGCGCTGCCGCAGCCGCCGCCAGCGGCTATGGGCAGTACGCGGCGTCGTTCGCTCCGTGGATCATTGTGCCTGGTGCGACTGCCGGCACAACGCGGATCGTGCCGCCATCCTGCGCCATCGCGGGGCTCATCGCCCGCAACGACGTGCTGCACAACCCGGACTACCCGGCTGCTGGTGAGGCCGGTGTTCTCAACTCGGCCATCGGGCTGTCACAGGTGCCCTGGTCGGATCTGTCGAGGCAGACGCTCAACGGGTCCGGGGTCAACGTCATCCGAGGAATGCTCGGTGGCTACAGGAACTACGGCTACCGTTCACTCGCGAACCCGGTCGGCAATCCGTCATGGGTGGACTTCAGCAATGGTCGCTACCTGATGGGCCTGGGTGCCCGTTGTCAGGCAGTCGGCGAGACGTTCATGTTCGTGCCCATCGATGGTGCCGGCAGCGTGTTCTCTGACTACGGTGCCGCGCTCGCGGCGCTGTGCCAGGCAGACTGGTCGTCTGGTCAGATCTACGGTGGCACGCCGGAGGAGGCATTCAATGTCGATACCGGCCCAAGCGTCAACACGCCAGCTACGGTCGCGGACAACCAACTCCGCGCGGTCGTGGCTGTGCGCCCGTCACCGTTCGCGGAGTTGGTCACGATCCTCATCGTGAACACCCCGATCACCCAGGCGGTGAGCTAGCATGGCCGGAGGACCCACTCGTCAAGATACCCACCGGATCACTTGCAGCATCGAGAACCGCGCAACAGGCAAGATGCAGTTCTACGGTGTCTGGGACAAGTGGACCGGTGGCGAGGTCGACTCAGATGCGACCAACTACTACCCCGGCGGCATGGCAGATCCCGTGTCGCTCGGTGGTCGGCGGACAACCGCCAATGTGGTGCTCTCGAGGCTGTATCGTCTCGAGCGCGATCACTTGCACATCCAGGAGTGGATCAACGCTGCGGGCAAGTCCCAGGCGACGATCAGCCGTCAGCCGTTGGACATCAACGGCAACGTGTTCGGGAAGCCGATCGCGTATCGCGGCATCTTGAAGAAGGTCACTCCGCCACCGCTCGACTCGGAGCAGTCCACAGCGGCTCTGGTCGAACTGGAGTTCACCATCACAGGGTTCCCGACGGTCTCATAGCGGGATCCTCAAGGAGGGAGCGCATGTCCGAAGAACATCTCGAGGATCAGCCCAACCTGGGTGAGACCTCGGAGTATGCTGCGAGCGGGCTGCCGTCTGAAGAGACGAGCAGCCTGCTCGACATGCTCGCACAGGAGAGGGATGAGCTTGCTACTGAAAGGGAGACGTTCATCCCAATCCCCGGCTACGGTCGGGACAGCGGAGTCACGATGTACGTGAAGTACAGGCTGCTCGGCGGTGAGGAGATGGCAAGCATCGGCCGTAAGGTGCAGCGTGAGTTCCGCAAGAGCCAGCAGTATGAGCGCATCCTGTACGCATCGATCGACACGATGATCGCCGCGTGTCTGGGATTCTACGCGCAGCAGGGCAACAACGGTGACAAGATCGAACTGCCACTGTACAACTATGACGTCGAGCTTGCCCGAGCACTCAAGTTCGACGACAAGATCGACCCGAACAATCCGGCACGCTCCTGCGTGATGGCGCTGTTCGGGAACAACATGATCGCTGTTCAGCAACACACCCTGATCCTGGGCCGGTGGATGGGTGACACTACCATCGACGCAACCGCCGAGTTCCTGGACCAAGGGGGAAACCTGTAGGGCGTGCTGAGATTGAAACCGCTGCATACATCGCTGTGTTCGGGATGGATCCCATGGCCTTTCTCAAGACCAGGGATCCTCTCAAGCGCGAGCTCATGCAGCGGATCGCTATCGCTGCCCGAGAACTGCAGCGGAAGCTGGATCAAGAGCGCGCCATTCTACACGCAAACGAGATCGGTAAGATCCTCAACAAGATGTTTGGTGGGAAGTAATGCCGCCTGTTGATCCAGTCATCCTCGAGACCATCCTCACGGGCTGGCGTGAGGTGGTCGCGGGTGTAGAGGCTGAGACGGCTGCTTTCAGAGAGCTAGGCATCCAGACAGCGCTAGCCGGAGACAAGGCTGTCACCGCTGCTCGCAAGGAAGAGATCTTCAACCAGGCGACGTTCACCGGGCGTCGCATGGTGTACGCCGGAACACTGGCACTGGTAGCTGCCGGCGCTGCCGTGGTCAAGCTGGGATGGAACTACCAGAGCGCCATGCAGCAGGCAAGTGTGGCTATGGCCCCGGTGTTCAAGAACACAGGAGCTCTGAACAAGGAGCTACAGCATCTGTTCCAGGTCACTGCGTTCTCACCGTTCCAGTACAAGGATGTCACCACCGCGTTCCGCTCGCTGTACTTCGGCCTCAAGTACGCACCAGGTGTCACCGACCCGGTAGCGACCGCCAACAAGACGCTGCAGTCCTTGCTTGACGCTCTGTCAGCTGCCGGCAAGGCGACGCCTGCTAACCTACAGCGCGCGTCGATCGCGCTCCAGCACATGGCCTACTCGGGCAGGCTCACAGGCTACGCTGTCAACCAGTTGTCCCGTGACGGCATCCCGATGCTGCCGGTGCTCAACAACCTGCTGCACATTACCGGCGACGAGATTCACCGTATCGGATCTCTCAACGTTCCTGTGCAGCAGGTGCTTGACGGCATCAACAAGTTCATCGAGACGCACCCTGGCTACAGGATGGCGGCGTTCCGGCAGGCCACGATGACGCTGCACGGTGCGTTCACAACCTTCAAGGACCTGCTCAGCCAGGCGAGCGCAAGCAGCGGCGCAGGCATGTTCGGATGGGTGCAGAAGTTCCTCACCACGACAGACAAATCTCTTTTCTCGCATCTGTACAGCGGCAAGCCGGTGACGATGACGGACTTCTTCAAGGCAGTAGACACCGGTCTGTCTCCGAGGACCCACATCGTCTGGGATCTGCTTGAGTCACTGCGCGGTATTCTCGAGGGCATCAAGGAAGACTTCACCGCACTGGCGACCGCCATCTGGATCGCGCTCACGCCATTGTGGTTGCTCGAGAAGGTGCTCGGTGTCCCCGGTGCGAAGTACGGCATCGGTTACGCGCTCCAGGTCGTCAGCTTCTTCATGGGCATCTACATTGGGCTGTTGCTCTTGGCCAAAGGTTACGAGTACGCTCTCGCCGCAGCGGGTGTAGTCCGCCTCGCCGTCACGAGAGGATTGGCTGCTGCCGAATGGGTGGCTGACGCGGCTCTGGCTGCTTATGTTGTGACGATGGGTATCTACAACGCTATTGTAGACTGGGCGATCTGGGAGACTCTAGCCCTGGTGTTCTCGCAGGAGGCACTAGCTGTCGCCACGGAAGAGGCGACGCTCATGACGATTCTTCAGGAGTTCGCGATGGGGCTGTGGGCTGCGGTCGTGGGACTAGCAGACCTGGCGGTAGCAGGCCTGATCATCACGATCGAAGGACTGACCGCTGCCTTCGTCACGCTCGACCTTGTCTCGGTGATTGGCTGGGTCATCCTGCTGGCCGCAGCGGTCGTTACTCTGTACATGAGGTGGAAGTGGTTCCACAATGAGATCAACGCTCTCGCTGACTTCCTGCGTAAGCATTGGGTGCTTGCACTTATCGGACTGGGTGCACCGTTCCTCGCCGCCACGATCCTCGTGATCGAGAACTTCAACAAGATCCTGTCGGTGGCGCAGAAGGTGTACGACTGGTTCACCAAGCACAACCTGCTTCAAGCGGCAGCCAACTTCATTCTGCCATTCGGACTCGGTAACGTGGTCGGTGGAATGATGGGTGGGCACGGTACTGGTCCCACCGGTGGCGGTGGCGCGTGGTACACGCATCCTTGGACATATGCCAAGTACGCTGACCCGAGCTACTGGCTTGGTAGAGGCATCGGTGCGATCCCCGGTCTACAGGGTGGTGGCCACGTCATCACCGGTGGTCTGGCCATGGTAGGTGAGCGCGGCCCTGAGCTTCTCGCGCTCCCATCGGGCGCGAGCGTTCACTCTAGCGCGCAGAGCCTAGCCGGTGCAGGAGGCTTCACAATCAAGATCTTCCCGCAGGCGATCATGCTGGATGGCAAGCAGATAGGAACAGCCCTGGCAACAGCGGTGACTGATGCGGAGGCTAGGCAATGAGCAGCTACGGGCTGGGCAGCGAAGTTGCAGCTGATCACTATGTGACGTTCAGCTCATCTGCCGGACACCGGGTCAAGATGCTTCTGGATGCAGCGGCCATCGGTATCACAGGAGGCCACGGTGGCTGGGAGGTCATTCAGCGACCCAAGCGCACGAGCATCACGCGCTGGAAGGGCAAGGACCCGTACACGATGGATGTTCCCATTGTCTTCAACGGGATCACGCCGTACAGGAATACGGAGGCTGACATTCAGACTCTGATCAAGATGGCCGAGCCTACTGGTCACCTGAAGCAGCCGCCGACGCTGAAGCTAATCGGGGCTGCCTTCCCTCTCACCGTCAGCAATCGGTGGTGGGTGATCACTGACATGACCTGGGACACCAGCAACGCCACCTGGTACCGCTTCGGACACATTACCGGGCGCACGCGGCAGAGCGTAGTGGTGCATCTTCTCGAGTACATCGATGAGCAGATCATCATCACGCAGCCGTCACCTGCCGTACTCAACGCGGCGCGCGGCGGAGACAAAGTCGTGAAGAGCTCAGGGCTGACCGCGAAGCAAGAGGCGCAGAAGCACTACGGTGATCCGTCCCTGTTCAACATCATCATGGAAGCGAACCCTTGGCTGCCGATTGACACGCGCCTTGGCATCAAGGCAGGACAGGATCTGATCATCCCCGACCCGAAGACAAAGAAGAAGAAGTGACCGCTGCCTCCAGAGTCATAGCTCTACAAGCTGCCCCGATGCCCGATCAGTTGGAGGCGCTGGAGCATGACGTTGACATCCTTGACTTCCAGCTGGAGATGCAGAACCAGTGCGGGATCGATCTGACCAACACGATCAGTGCTGCCACGATCGAGCGTACCATCGAGGGTGCGAGCACGCTGACGGTCATCGTAGAGGATGATGTAGACCGTACGATCCAGAACAGCGGTCGTCTCGGTCGGCACGTAGACGTAGAGCTTGATGGTCTCTTCTTCACGCTGGTCGGTGTCAAGAAGCAGGCGCGACAGCTGACCCTGGTATTCGAAGATCAGGCGATCAACGTGCTACGCTACTACAACACGTTCATTCAGGCTGACCGTAGCAAGGTGACGCGTGCTGAGTTCGTGCTCCGCATGATCCGTGAGGTAAAGGAAGTGCCACTCACCTGGGTGATCCCAGAGTTGAAGGTCATCCAAGAGGTCAGCGATGTCCAGCCTGGACAGGTGATCGTGAATCCTGACGGCACACCAATGGTGGCGGTGAAGACTGACAAGGCTACGAAAGCTGACGCGAAGAAGAATCGCAACAAGGGTATCACCCCGCCTGCTCCGCAGGATACTCACGGCCTGACGGTCAAGAGCGTCGCGATGGACACAGAGCAGTGGGACAACGCGGTCACGATCATCAACACCGGCGTCGCGATGAAGATGAGCACCAAGGTGATTGTGTGCTCTATCATGACCGCCATCGACGAGAGCGTACTCCGCAACCTAGTAGGTGGTGACCGTGATAGCGTCGGTGTCTTCCAGCAGAGGCGGTCTATGGGATGGCCTGCCACCCGAAACGTGGCTACAGATGCGGCAGCGTTCTTCAACGCGGCGCAGCCGATCGACAAGAACAATCCTGGGATCAGCTATAACGATCTCTGTCAGAGTGTGCAGCACAGCGGCACACCGTATGCCTATGGTCAGTACTACGACGAAGCTGCCCTGATCGTGCACGCTTATGGCCTGGATGTGAAGTCCGGTCTCGTTGATCCGAAGTACACCGTCTCGGGTGGCAACAACATGCAGGCTCCCGACACGATCCCGGACTACAGCACCGGCGCATTCTTCTTCACGCGGGGCACGCTGTCTACGGACAGCATCGGTGAGACGCTGTTGACCAAGGAGGACAGCTGGACGTGCATCAAGCGTCTGGCCGACGAGGTCAACTGGCGAGCGTTCTGCGTCAGCGGCGTGATCTACTTCATCGACGACAAGGACCTGTTCGCGAGCAAGCCGTTCATGGTCATCAGCGAGGACACCGATGGCATTGACTGGATCGACTACGACTACGATGAGGGCAAGCGCAAGGCTACGGTCACGGTCACCGCGCATCTGTCGCGCTGGAGCGCACCTCCTGGTTGCACGGTGCAATGCATCAACAGCGGGATCGTGAATGGCAAGTGGCTGGTACAGGACATCAGCCGTAGCCTGTACGACCACATCGCCACGATCACCATGATCAAGCCGCAGCCGGTGCTACCGGAGCCCACCACTAGCTCTACGTCCAAGATCATGGATGGCAACACCGGCAACAAGAAGGCACAGCCAGGTGGAGCACGCGCCGGTAGCGAAGGACCGCTGGGCTCTGTTCAAAACAAGATTGTCTCCTATGCTCGGCAGCAGCTGGGCGTCACCTACGTGTACGGTGCAGAGAAGCCTGGTGTAGCATTCGACTGTTCAGGGCTGGCTCAGGCAGCCTACAGCGCCGCGAACATCAGCATCCCGCGCGTAGCACAGGATCAGTTCAACGCCGGCACTCCCATCTATCCTCCGGATGTGCTCAAGCCAGCTGATCTGGTGTTCTTCGGTTCTGACTCCAGTCACATTGAACACGTTGGCATCTACATCGGTAACGGAGCGATGATCGACGCGCCGCACACCGGAGCGGTTGTGCGCGTAGATGATGGCTTTACCAGCTGGGACAATCCACCCTACGCCGGAGCGGTGAGACTGTGGCAACAATAACAGATCTGATCCCCGAGGCACAGAAGCATGGCAAGGCTGTGATGCAGGGCACGTGGTACGGCATCATCGCCGCCACACCAGCCGGGTTCGACAAGAAGGTGTACGTCATCATCCCGGACATCAGCAAGGATCACAAGTGGGGTCCGTGCAACTGGATGGCCAAGGACAACGTGACGCTGCCGCAGATCGGAGACCAGGCACTCATCATCTTCGACAACCGGCGCGCACCCTGGGTGGCTGCCTTCTGGTCGGGTACCAGGCATCCGAGGGTCACCATCGGCACCATCTATGACGCTACACCCTCTAACCCGGTACACGGCGACATTTGGAACTGTCTCGTAGACGGGAATGTCGGAGTGAGGTGGCAGTTCATGTACAATGCTAACTCTACCTCTCCGTATAAGTGGGAGTTTATCGGCGGCTCTCCGTACAGATTTGCCGTGGGTGGCTTCAGCACTTCTACGGTGAATGGATGGGTGTATGGTCCGAACCAGTACACTACACCGCCGCATGCAGGAGACTGGGTTGCACATGCTGTTGCTGAGGTTGATAACGGCAATGTTGCCGGATCTATGACATATCTCGGAATCCAGATGGGCGGGATTCTGGGCGGAGACAATGGCTTCCGTCACCCGCAGTGGACGGTACAGGGTATGTCAGCTAGTGTGTACACCGAGGCAAAGTGGACCAATCTTCCGGCATCACAGGGTACTGGTCTCGGGTACTATTGCGTAACATACGCGGCTAGTTTCTCTGATCAGATAATGTCCCTCCAGCCCGTCAGGATCTCCTAATGGTCAGTGTGCCTCACTTCGACATGCCCTTCCGCTTCGGCACCGGCGGAGCGCATGCTGCCGTAGTAGAGCAGAATACCGGCGACGACGTCACCAACTGCGTCGAGGCCTGTCTTCGCACCACACGCGGTACAAGGATGTTTGTGCCAAACTTTGGAATCACCGATCCGCTCTTCGCCATCAAGCAATCACCCTTCCTAGCCATCGAGCAGATGCAGGCTGAGGTGCAGGAGAACGAGCCGAGAGCCTCCACTCAGTTCACCGACGTTGGTTCGCTCGACGCTATGATCGCCAACATCATCGTGGAGGTGTCAAATGAGTAGCACTGGCTACATCACCTACCCGATCACCACCGATGCTCGCGATCTGATGCAGCGAGCTTTTGACTACCTGGCCCTCAAGGTTCCCGGATGGGTGCCTGCTGAGGGGAACCTGGACGTGTGGATGATCGAGGCGTTTGGTAACGAGGCTGCCGACATCCAGACTCTGGCCACCGAGGTACCGAAGAGTCTGTTCCGGTACATGGGTGCAAAGCTGTTCAGCTTCCAGCCGATCGACGCCGTATCAGCTACCTGTAGCACGACCTGGACGATGGTGGACAATCTGGGTCACACAGTGCCGGCAGGTACGCAGGTCTCGATTCTGGACGGTAACGGCAACTCTATCCCGTTCACCGTCTTGTTCGATCTGATCATCCCCGGTGGCAACACGTCCGGCACCGCAACGATCTCAGCGTCCACTCCTGGGGCAGCCGGTTCTGGTCTTGGCACTCCTGGCGGAGTTGTGAACCTGATTGATCCGCTTGTATTCGTGCAGGGTGTAACGCAGGTAGCGGCCACCACCGGAGGGATCGATGCTGAGACGGATGACGCTTACCTTGCTCGTCTCAGCAACGAGCTTCAAACCCTGACGCCGCGCCCCATCATCGCTCGTGATTTCGGGATCCTTGCACAGAACGTGCAGGGAGTGCAGCGCGCCATGGCCATTGATCTGTACAACCCTTCCGACGGTACGACGAACAATCAACGCATGACTACGGTGTACTGTCTGGACTCCACGGGCACGCCTGTCAGTTCGGCGGTCAAGACTGCGGTACAGACGTATCTGCAATCTCTACGCGAGATCAACTTCGTCGTGAACATGGATGATCCGACCAAGTCTGAGGTGAACGTAGTCGTGGCGGTCACCATGGCCGTAGGCTACACCGCAGCCGACATCATCTCGCGAGTGACCACGGCCATCATCAACTTCCTGAACCCTGCAACTTGGGGTATCTCTCCGTCAGATAATCCTGCGAATCCGATCACATGGATCAACACGCCTGTGATCAACCGTCTTGAGCTAGCCTCCGCCATCACAACCGTGGTCGGCGTGAACGTGATCACGAGCCTCACGCTCGGTCTTCACAGCGGGTCGCAGGCTGCAACTGATCTGGCCCTGCCAGGCAAGGCACCCGTTCCCTTCACAGTGGCAGCTGACATCACGGTGACAGCGAGCTAATGCCTGCCCCGACCGACGCTGGCTCTTTCGCTCAGGCCATGTATGGCCAGATGACCCCTGTTCAGAATGCGGAGGTTCAGACCGGCTATGCGCTACTCATCTTCCTTGGCGCGATCGGGCAGACGCTGCAAGACCTGGATTACCTTGCGCACGCTCCAGATGCGAGCCATCCTGTATGGTTCAATCTCATCGACCTGGACGCGGTTCCTGATGCTGGTGTGCCTTGGCTCGGTCAGTTCATTGGTATTCGCGCAGCCCCTGGCCTAACTGTCGCCCAGCAGCGGCAGCAGATCCGTGACCACATCAGCTGGCAGCGCGGTACACCAGCGGCGATTGCGTCGGGTGTGCGCCTGTTCCTCACTGGGACACAGACGGTACAGATCGCAGAGCGTGATACGGGGCCATACCACTTCACGATCACGATCAATACCGCAGAGGCTCCGGCTGATACCACCGCGCTGGTGAACTACGTCAACAACTTCGCAAAGCCAGCCGGTCTGACCTGGACACTTGTCGTCGGTACCGCGCCACCGGCGACATACGGATCCATCTACACGCGCGGTGATACATATATCACCATGTATCAAAGCTTCCAGACATACAACGACGTCCACTAGGGGAGGAACATGCTCAGCACACCCAGACGGGCGATTCAGTACCCAGATCCTGCTGCCAAGACTGATCGTGCTGACATCGCCACCCATCTCAGCTATATCGCTCTTGCCGCTGATGTATCTACCCTTTACAATCAGGGTACGGACGCTGCGCGTCAGGCAGCTGCCCATCAGGCTCAGGGTGGCCGGTTCTGGTGGGCCACCGATACCAAGGTCATGTGGTATGACGATGGCACCACGTGGCAACAGGTCATCCCGACGACGCCGGTCAACACGCAGGTGGCGAGCTACACACTGACGCTGGCGGACAACAACGGTATCGTCGAGCTCAATGTCGCAGGCGCGAACACACTCACGATCCCGAATGACACACTCGCGAACTTTGCGGTCGGTTCATCCGTGACCGTCACCCAACTGGGTGCAGGTCAGACGACGCTGGCGGCTGCCGGCGGTGTTACGCTCCGTTCCTACAACAACAGCCTCAGGATCGCCGGTCAGTACGGTATCGCCTCTGTCATCAAGCGTGCCGCGAATGACTGGTACGCTGCCGGGAACCTCGTGCCGTGACCAAGCCTGGCGTCCTCTGCGTTGATCGGGTCAACCCAACTGTGGCCCTGACCAGCCCTGCCGCTGGTACGGTGTCGGGCACGATCACAGTCGCAGCCACTGCGGCAGACAACGATCAGGTCGCCTCGGTTCAGTTCAAGGTGGACGGTGCTAATCTAGGCAGTCCGATCACGGTGGCACCCTTCCAGATCAGCCACGACACGCACAACCTGATCAACGGAGGACACACTTACAGCGCCGTTGTTCTAGACCGCGTTGGCAATCAGAGCAGTGCATCGGTCGGTGTTACGGTTGCGAACAATCCAGCAGTTACGCTGACCAGTCCTGCTAATGGCTCTACGGTCAGCGGAACGATCACTTTGGCTGCGACGGTGACCAACTATGGCACGGGCCTGAACGTACAGTTCCTGGTTGACAACGTGAACAGAGGTGGTGCGCTGTTCACCCCACCGTTCTCGATGAGCTTTGACACAACTCAGCTAGTGAACGGGAATCACCAGATCTCTGTCCTCGTGAGCGACGGTCAGGGCAACCAGACCAGGATTGACTATACGGTCACGGTCAGGAACAACCCGATTGTGGGGATCACCACTCCTGCTAGCGGAGTGAGCGTCTCCGGCGTGATCAATCTGCAGTGCTCAGTCACGCAGTACGGTACCAGCGCCACCGCTCAGTGGAAGGTTGATGGTACCGGCATCGGTGCGCCTGTAGGCAGTCCGTACAACACAACCTATGATACCCGTGCACTCGTGAACGGGAACCACACATTCGCGGTGACAGTCACTGACGCGCAGGGTAACGCCACAACCCAGAGCGTCACGGTTGCATTCCACAACCTGCCGGTCGTGAGCCTCAGTCCTTCCGGAAATGTCAGCGGTACGATCACTTTGTCCACCACCGTCACGCAGTACGGCTCTAGCTGCACCGTTCAGTTCCGCGTAAATGGCAACAACGTGGGTGGCGCGCAGAGCGGTGGCAATGGGACATACACGCTCGCATACGATACACACCTACTCGGTGCCGGTGGTAACACGATCTCGGTGGTGGTAACGGATGCCCAAGGCAACTCTACCACGGTTAGCCAGAGCATCAACGTCACCAACAGCATCCCCGGCGCAGGGACCGTCACGCTCGGGAACCACGCAGAGTGGAATGACGGTGAGGGCTACTATGACGATTACCGTCACAGTCCACCGTCATATGATGACTCGTCAGACGGTAACTGGATCTGGACGGCCACCGGCGCGAAGTACACGCCTGTCTACCTGCCAGGCAACCCAGACCCGACACACTACCAGATGCGGGTGTGGATGCACGGCGACCGTGTTGAGGGTGGTTCAGACGGCAACGTCTGCTACATGGACTTCCAGGTGGGCGGCTCTGGCTGGGTGAATGTCTGGGCCAACGGTCCCACCTGGGGATTCAACCTAGGACCGCTCTGGAATGTCAACGGCGGCGAAGCCTGCTACGCTCACTGGTACTGCTCCAGCCCTGGGTGGAACACCTGCTTCTGTCAGGGCATTGGCTTCTACTATGACTTCGTGCTGAAGTCTGGCTACAACTCGTAACGCTGAGCAGCGTAACGCTGACTAGCGTAATGCATAGTTGAGCCAGTTCAGCTCATTCTGTAGCCGCTGAACTGCACCCTTCGCCCAGCGCTGAGTATCAGCGTCCTGCACCAATCCCCAGTTCGCGATGTAGGTGAGCCGTGTGCGCAGGACAACTTGGTGTGCTTCCCACCATTTGTCCCAGACCACTTGGGCAGCCTCTTTCCGTACATCCTTGGGAACAGCCTTGGTGGTCTCACCACCCCAAGCTTCGAGGCACTGGCGTGCTACATGGGCCACACGGCGGCAGCGTTTCTTGTCCTCACGTAGTTCAATGAGCTCTGCATCGCCTCCGATCCGACGCGGGATTTGGGAGGCTGCTTGTGCTACGACGTACAGGGTGAGAAGACGTTCCCTTTCACCCCTCTCTATCTCCACTGGGTTTTCGTCCCTAATCGCTACTCCAGGATCATAGTAGGCTGCTAGGAACGCGGACGAGGCTTTGGAGGGGCCATTATCCATCGTTACCCCTATTTCGACCGAGGAATTCACCCGCCGAGACTTTCGACGATGGAGGAGCCATTACCCATCCCCGCATCCACGCTCGTTCATGTACGCTAGCCACCGTTCCGGCGACCAGTTCGGATTCGGAATCACGTGGATTACGTCGTACAAAAGGTCAGATCTCTCGATCACGGTGAGGATCAGATCTGCCTGAGACAACGAGACGAAACGGTACTCAGCCTCAAGCAATCCATAGATGCGCCTGATGTGCAAGCCGGTCATCTCCTTCAGCCAATCACGTGGGCCCATCACCTTGCCCCACTGCGCATCCTGCGGGTACTTCGCGGCAAACTCAGCTTCCCACTTCTTCAGCACATCAGACAGCTGTGTGCCGAACACGACCTGAGCCTCACCCTGGCCGCCATACTTCTTTTCTTCCGCCTCTACCTCGGCACGCAAAGCAGCGAGCCGCCGCTCAGAGATCGGTGCCATCCTCTGAGCGTGCAGCCTCGCCGTATGCGCGCCACGCGGGTGGCGCTGATATGTCATTTTGGCCGGTCTTCGTCCGACCAGGTGATGCCGGCGTTGGCGTTGGCCATCCACTCTTCCACCTCGATGGGCGGGATGACGGCAGTGCCTTCCGCCCACCGATCCGCACCGATGCCAGCCTCAGAGAACGCTTGTACGCGATCACGAATGGTACAGCCGCGATCGATGGTTCCCATGAAGACGCAGTGCCCCGCCTTGTAGCAGACCGGCGCGAACGTAGCTGGGATCGGTGACGCCAGCTTCTCGAACTGCCAGTCTGACTTCGCAGCGGCGTAGACGCCATCGTTGATCATCGATGGCTTCTTGTACATGTAGCCTTTCTTGTTCCTGATGGACTTGATGATGCCGAGAAAGACGCTGCGCCACTCGAACTGCGCCTGAGTGCACAGCCGATTGCCAGCGTGCTCCAGCAGCCCACGCAGGTTCGTCTTGTAGATCACGCGCGTCGTGACGCAGTGGGGTAGGATGCTGCGAGCGTCTTCGGCGGGGATGCCCAGGGCGATCAACTTCTCGTAGGCATCCTCGACGTCCTGCATGATGTCGCACCAGATCTTGAATGCCGGCTCGTCACCGGCTGGGCCTGGTACGATGTGCGGCGGTAGGGCTGCCTCATGTGCGAAGCCACGCTTGACAGCGAACCGCAGGCTTTCCTGCGCGTACACGGCAGTGCGCTGCCGCACAAGCTGATGAGTGAAGGAGCGCGTGACCCCTTCGATCATGAACATCAGATCGATGAACTCCCATGGTGCCTTGAGGTGAGTCTTGATGCTCTCGTCCCAGGCCCATAGGCGCTGCTCGTCCGTGATATCCTGTAGGTCATAGACCGGGTCCCCACGGTACATGCGGAACCCGGCTGCGAGTGAGCCGAGCGGATCCGGCGTGGCGCTGAGGAGGGTAACACTTGGTACTACAGTGGTACCCTCCTCGCGCCGGATCGGCACCGACTCGTACATCGCAGCGTCACCATACCGCACGATGTCCGAGCCGCTCATCGCTAACCCTTCTTCCGCGCCACGACAGCCTTGGCCGTCTTCGTTTTCATGTAGTCGGCCATCTGAGTGGACTTCGGCCGCAGCTTCGCGACCTCTCCAGTCAGAGCAGGCTTGAGAACAACCGCTGCCTTGACAGGCGGGCTGTCGGTGTCCTTGACGGACTCGATCCCTCCGAATCCGACAACGGAATCACCCTTCTTCCAGCGTGCTCCCTTGGCCTGCGGTGCCTTGTAGCGCCACGTGATGCGGACGACGCCAGGCATGGTGAAGTCCTCACCAGCCTCGATCTCGTCCGCCGCGATCAGCGCGATCGCGTCCATCACGCTCTTGACGAGACCCGGCTTGATGCCGGTCTCCTTCTCGACCTCTACTGCCAGTTCGTGCTTGGTTAGCGACATGCTCCCTCCTGTTAGACTACGTTACAATCCGCAGTCGTGTCGCGTGTTGGGCCACGGGGTCCATCCCCGCGCCGCATAGCCGTTCCTTCCGGCTTGTAGCTGTGCCCAAATGGGCCAGTGATCTGCCGTGCCCCACCTCCGAAGGAAGGCACCCCCGTAGGCCTCCATGAAGTTGTAGTCCATTTGCAGGCCTCCATAGTATGGCCCGTTCGGATCTGTCCAGCTTCCTTCGTACTGGTGAATGCACAACAACCCGTTCGTCACGTAGTCCGAACGCTGACCCGAGCCGTTCGACGCGTGCGAACTTGCTACCATAGTGAACGCCACGCACAGCGCGGCGAGGATGACGTGTACCCTTCTCACAACCCTCCTGCTGTGGATTACTCGGCCTCGCGAGCGCCCATCCCTTCTCGCGGCAAAGTGCATGCCTCTCAGTTATGGTGAGTGCCATGCTCCCAACTCTCACTTACTCGTCCTCGTCGTCCGACGACTCTTCGTCGTCGGCGTCCTCGGCACCCGGAACCGGCTCGCCCTCGGGCAGTCCGGTCTCCGGGTCGTTGGGCGTGTTCTCCGGCGCTGTGGTCGGCTCCGGCGTGCCTTCGGTCGTCTCGTCTCCCACGTTCTCTCCTCTCATTGTTTGGTGAAGCGTCCATTCGCATCACGAGTTCTCTTAGCCAACCAGGCTTTTTGTCCCGGATCAGCCCATCTATGCTGCTGACTCTGGCTAAGCCTATCGTGGTCTGCCGGATGCTTCAGTCGATGCTCCCTTGTACCCACCTGCTCGAGATGCTTTGGATTGTAACATCCCTCATTACGACAGGTGTGGTGTACCTCTTTCGTTCTATCGATAGACCCGTATCGGATGAAGAATGCCACCCGATGCGTTATGTACATCCCCTTGCTTGGTACCAGGAAGCATCCGTACCCTTCACCGAATGTCTTCCCCTTCCAGAGAACGCAGGCGTTCCCTTTTGGAAGCCTTTTCACGAGCCGCAGAAACTCTTCGATGACATCTGGGGTGATTTCCTTGGCTAGCATTCTGGATCGATCACCCACATTTCGCTAATGCTCACCTGACGAGTCGGCATGTATCCAGGCTTGACTCCGCGTACCAGGATAAGGTCCTTCCCTGGACGTATCCCCCACACCTTTTGACGCAATCTCGGATAACGCCAACGGTCAACTCGTAGACCTAGCTGATCGCTCTCGTCGTCACCGACCATGACGCACCATTTGTCGAGGTGGGGATCCTTGATAGGTCTGCCGTTCAGCATCGGGTGCTTGGGGTCGCTCATGTCGAGCTCAGCACCCTTCGCCTGGTTGAACTCAAACAGGTCGCGCTCGTTCCGCGTATAGATGCAGCCGAGCCACACGACCTCGATGTCCTGCCCCTGCTCGTAGGGCAGGTCCTGCGCCACATGCGTGGGCATCGGAAGGTTGTCTAGGTCACCATGTTCGATCTCGTTTTTGACGGCAGCTATGGCCTTGTCGAGCCATAGCGCGCCGAACGGATCATCACCCGCGTCGGAGAATGCCTTGATCTTCTGCATCGTGATGGGGCCGACACCTTTGACCTGCAACAGATCTGGCCAGTCACGCATGCCGTGTTCCGCACGATACGCCACGATGGCACCGCCCACCTTCTCGCCGATGCCCGGTACCTGGCTGAAGCCGCTGATGAGATCGTTGCCCTCGCGCTCCCAGCCGATGCCGCTCACGCGCGGGTGCGGAGGCTTGATCGTCACCTTGCGGCCGAACCGCTGCGAGTCACGTAGTAGCCTGCGTGCCTTCTCAGCATCCGTAGTGACGTTCAGCCGGCACATGTAGAAGACCTCCGGGTGATACCGCTTGAAGTACATGGTGTGGTACGCGATCATACCGTAGCTGACTGCATGACTCGCGTTGAAAGCGTAGGAGCCTGCCGTGATCAGCTTCATCCAGATCAGGCGCGCTAGCTCTTCTGTCATGACGCCGTCACCACCGTGCAGGTGCATGGCACCCTTCAGCGCCTGTTCCCATTTACGGTTGAACTCCTGGTCGCCTGACTTCTTGCTGATGATGCGGCGCACCTCAGCGCGGTGCGTCCAGTCAAAGTCAAAGATCGCGCCCAGCAGCCTCAGGATCTGTTCCTGGTAAACAATCTGACCATACGTGCTATCGCAGATCTCGCCCATCGCCGGATGGAGTTGGTCAGGTTCTTTCCGGCCCCATTTGATGTCAATGTAATCATTAGCGGCGCCATTATGCAGAGGACCAGGACGACCCAAAGCTGTGACGTCGTAGACATGCTTGAAGTGATCCGGCTGAAGTGCACCGTTGACGTAGCGGCAAGCGCGACCGTCGAACTGGAAGATGCCAACGACATCGTTCTCCTTGAATCCTAGGATGACGGCGGGATCGTCGAGTGGCATGTTGTAGAGCGTGTCGAGATCCCAGCCCATTTCCTTGCGCATATGGTCTAGTGCCTCGATCGTGCTCAGGCCGAGCGCGTCTATCTTGAGGAGTCCCTTTGCTTCTGCGTCGTACTTATCCATGCTAATGACCTGACGCGTCTCACCCTTGACTTTGCGCTCGTAAATAGCGGCCACATCCGTGATGGGACCAGTAGAAATGACCATTCCCGCCGCATGGACTCCAAATCCAGCGTAGTTGCCCTCAAGGTCAAGTGAAGCTCCAAGATCCGGATATCTCTCAAAAACCTCGCGTGCCTGCGGGAACTGCTCAGCCGTGTCTTCCACCGTGGCGCTGGCGCGGAGGTCGCCTGATGACCGTTCGATGAGAACATCTTTGATCTTCTGTATCTCCCAGTCGGGGACATGGTACACCCTGGCCGCCGCGTCCAGGCTGTTCTTTCCTTTGAAGCGTGTGAAGGTGCCGATCGTGCTGACCTTGCCCGTGCCGTACTTCTGCTCCATGTACTGCCAGATATCGTTACGGCGGTCGCTGCTGAAGTCAATGTCCACGTCGGGCAGGTCCTGGCGGGTGACGTCGATGAACCGCTCGAAGACCAGGTCAGGGTACTTCATGGGGTCAACCTCGGTGATGCGGAGCAGCCAGCAGATGAGCGAGCCTGCGGCGCTACCGCGTGCGGGTCCTACCGCGATGTCGTGATCCTTCGCCCAGCGCACCATATCGCTAATGACGAGGAAGTAGTCGATGAAGTCTTTGCCCTCGATGACTTCCATCTCGTGCTTGAGCCGCGCTTTGTATGCAGACAGCTGCGGCTCGGACAGCTTGTTACACCGGCGGTACCGCCACCCGTCCAGGATCCAGTCCCGCCAAACCTGTAGTGCGGTGTCGTACTGAGCAGGAAGTGGGAACCGCACCATCTCGAGCGATGGGAGCTCAACCGTACAACGGTCGGCTACTTCCCGCGTGGTAAGGATCGCGCGTATGGCTTGCCGCTTGGTGAGTCCGGTACCCATCAGCTTCCGCACGATCATCTGATCCGTCCATGGCGGACAGAGGTTGGCTGAGTAACCCCACTCGCGAGCCATGTCTTCCAGGCTGCGCTTCTCGCCTGGCCGTAGGTTGTGCAGGATCTGCTGCATCTCTTTCTCTTCCGGCACCGTGTAGTGGCAGTCGAATGTCACCACGTATGGTATGTGTAGCTCCTCCGCAATACGCACAAGCATAGGATTTGCTTGCCGAGTCTTCTCAAGTTCCGGAAACGCCTGTAGCTCGATGTAATAGGCATCGCCGAACGTGCGAAGATATTGAGAAGCGAGGCGTCGCGCTCGTCCAAAGGAAGCGTCAGCCTCAGCCACGTGTTTCCCTCCCACGGCGGCTGTAGAAAGTGCAGAGCCTTGACATCCACTAAGTATGACCAACCCGCGCTTATGAGCCGCAAGCATTCGTCCGTCTGCCGTTGGCTCATAGTAGTAACCTCTTGAATATGTATCAGAAACGAGGCGGAGCAGATTGCGATATCCCTCCGCGTGTTCGGCCAGAATGGTAAGGTGATTCTTTCTTTGTGTAGCCTGTTCACCTAGCTCTCCCGTGTAGAGTTCAACTCCGAAGAGCGGCTTGACTCCATTCTTGCGGGCTGCCGACTCAAGCTGGACATGCGAAGAGATATTTCCATGCTCGGTAGCCGCAAGTGCAGTGAGGCCAATCTCTCCTGCCCGCCTGCAATGCGCAGACGGCAGAGCGTAGCCGTCACCGTAACTGAACGTCGTGTGGTGGTGAAGTGAGGCAAACGTCATCTCCCTCGTGCGTTGAGGAAGACGAGCCGTCCGCTTCACCTTCCGGTGGATGATGGGCGTGTGGTGCCCGTGCCCGTCGCGGTGGACGGGCACATGGACACTCAGGAACTCGTGTTCCCTCTCACGCTTCGCCATCAGGTCGTACCCTCGGCGATCCTGATTGCGAAGTTCGCGTAGTTGATGATGTCGGCGAACTCCTCGACCATGTTGGCAATCACGTCTGCCCGCATGGGCTCGGTCAAAGATCCAGCGAGCAGATCCAGCGCGTTGAGAGCTCTGTCAATCTTCGTCCGAATCTGGACGGCCTGATCTCGACAGGAGTACTGCTTCCAGAGCGCGTTCCGCAGTCTCTCACGGTCAACGTGTACTTCCCACGCCATGCGTGTGACGCGCATGTAGTCGTGTGCGTCCTCTTCCGAGAGCGCGCCCCTGGTGTCATAGGTCTCCTCGATGAGTGTCATGAGTGTGCCTTCATTACGTCTTTCGCTCCCTTGTACACATCGTGTAGAAGGACCCCATGCTCCCACCGTGCCCATCTGCCGAGCCGGTGGATGCTGGGCCAACAGTCGCAGTCATTCCCTACCGCCTTGAGTCCCATCTTCCATGTGGGGTCGTTCTCGTCATAGTCAGGCGGCTCGGTCGCGTACTCGATCGAACAGATGCCGCCGATGATGGACCAGCGGTACCACGGATCGTGCGCGTACCCGTTGTAGATGAAGATATCCTTCTCCGCATCCAGCGGAGGCGCTTCGATCGTGCGGATGTAGTATGGCGTGCTGGCGAAGTCATGCTCGTGCTGGCAGATCAGCGGCTGCGGTAGCGTAGAGATCGCGACATCGAACTCAGCCCCGATGTTGGTCAGCCCCGCGATGTTGCCAGAGAAGTCCGTGTCCAGGATCTTCCACTCGTAGCGTTCCCAGAGCGTGTCGTACACCAGCGGTAGGTTCCACGATGGGTACGCTTGCAGGTACCGCTCCCACGCGGTGTATCGGGCAGCGTCGCCGTACACCTTCTTGGCATATCCCTCAGCCGTGCCCAGCCGGACGTACTGTACATAGTTGTCCGGGTACACCGGGCTGATGCCGGGGATCGGCTCGTGTAGGTACATGGCGCCAGGTAGCACGCTCTTCTGTTTGATACTGAAGATGGCTACCTCAGCACCCTCGATCTCCTCGCAGGCGTGAGCCGCGATCAGCCCTGCTGGCCCACACCCAAGAATCGCAACATTCATATCTTGACCTCCCTGAGCAGAGAGTGAAGTGTGGGCTCAACGTAGATGTCCCCGAGGTAGCGGCGAATCATGCGCGCCTCGTAGAGCGTGTTGATGATGCCGTTAGCTTCATCCCTGGGTACGTTGAGAAGTTCCTCGAGATCCTGTCGGCGGAACTTCCCTTGGTTACGGAGATGCTTGGCAAGCAACGGCCGACCCTTGAGGTACTGCGCGATCTTCTTCTTGTTCTCCTCTGCCGCTAGTCTGTCAGCCAAGATCTCCTTGCTGCGCTCGCGGTACCCGAACGTGGGCATACCGTAGAGTACGTTCATGAACTGGCACGCTGTCCTGACGTGCTCAGGTCGCACGACTACCTTCTGATAGGACGGGTCAGTACTGAAGAGGCGCGCGGCTAGAGCTACTGCAACCCGCGCTATTTTTGTGCGAATGTTCGCCGCCTGTACTAACGGTGGGTCCTCTATGTACCGCTTGCCCATCTCATTCGCGAGGTCGAACACCAGCTGCTCCGAGCGCTGATCGAATACCACCTGCTCGGCAGTGCGTGTCCAGGCCCAGCGTAGAAGCGCATGACATGCCTCGGGCGTGTACTTCAGTTCACCGCCACCCACAGGCTGATTGATCGTCTCAGCGGCCACGTCTAGCGACGTACAGGCCATCGCGAGATCGAAGCGCGCTATGTCCTCCGCGTTACCGATGAGAGGCTTGATAGCGTCCACGCCATAGGTGTAGTGCTGCATCGTCGCGTTACGCGGATTGCCCATCCAGAGCAGCCGCGTGCGCGCCCATGTCGCCTCCTGCTGAATCTTGATGAGCTTCGCCTGCCCAGATGAACGGATGTCGCTCATGGCAGCGATCTCTTCCGGCGTCAGACCGCTGATCTCGTCTAGCACCACCAGGCGTCTATCGTTGATTGGCACAACGCCCCACGTGATGGCCCAATCGCGTCCTCCCATCTGCTGTAGGCCACCCACCACGCCTGCAAAGCTGGCAGCCTCACAGCTGATAAGCTCCCCGCCACCGTAATGACGTATCAGCCGCTCGGCTGCCAGGCTCTTGCCGGTGCGTGTATCACCGACGATGAGGCTATCTAGCCAGCCACGTGCAATCAGTTCACCCGCAAAGCTGAAGCTGAGGACGCTATGGAATGTCAGATCCATGAGCGCATGCATCTCCGGGCGTCCGTGGATCCTTGTGACGTGAGTGCTCAACGTCCGACTGATCTCGGCCAGCTTCTTGATCGGGTCACCTGGTGCCTGAAATCTCTTCATCAGCAGAATGCTAGCATCGTCTAGATTGAAACTGTCTACAGCGGTCTCGGTGTACGCGATCTCATGCGCCAAGAACTCCTTGCGCTGATTGTACGGGTTCGCATGCAGCGCGCCCACTACCGTAACGGTGTTGTTCGCCATCAGGTCATGACGTCCTACCGACGTGATGGTGATGCCCTTGTACTTTGCTGCATCCGGCGACGTGTCTGCACCGTCGGTGTAGTCCAGCGCCGGACGCGCGAAAAGTACGTCCACCGATTGCTGCTCCTCGTAGCCATGCTTTAGCCTGCCGCACTTGCCGCCGGGGATTCCGAACGCATCGTTGATCGCATAGGCGAGTCCTGGCTTTGTAGACTCAACCATGGAAAGAATGATCGGATCATCTGGCGCGATCTCGAGGTCAGCCTCACCGCTCATGGCGTTGAGAGGACAGCCCTGACATTTCGCGCCTGCATCTTGCGAGCAGAAGAGATGCACCTTGCGCGGCACGTTGTAGCCCGGCTCCTTGCGTCCCTTTAGCGTTACGACGATGCGCATGGGTGTTCCGGTGCGACTTGAGTCAAAGGTGTCCAGCACCGATACCGTCTCAATCTCAGCGGTAGCCTTACGACGTGCTCCCTTACGCGGGACGTACTGCTCCGCCTCGGACATCGCCAGCTTGAGCGCATCTGGCCCCTCGTCCGTGAGCAGGTCGGTGATGTCCTTACCGTGCTTCGCCAGCACCGGGTACGGCAGCTTGACGATGTAGACCTCCTGCGTGACTGGCAGCAGGCTGCGCGCGATCTTGTTGTTACCAGTCTGGCCCTCTTCGTCCATGTCCTGCGCGATGTATACACGCTTGCCCTTGAAGTGCGGACCCCAGCTGATGTCCCACTGGTTCTCGCCAGCCGTGCGCGTGATCGCGTTGAAGCCGTACTGTATGGCGAGCATGGCGTCCCATTCTCCCGCGACGATCAGAATCTCATATGGGTTAGCTTCCAGGCTGCTGAGCGGGTACAGGCGTGGCGGCTTGTTGTAGCCGGTCTCGCCCCAGATCTTGCGGCGTCCCTCAGCAGGGTTCGGATTGTAGTAACGGATGTTCGCTAGCTCGCCATCGCTATCGTACACCGGGATCGTGTAGTTACGGCCATCCTGGTAGCCGATCTGGAACTTGTTGATCGTGTCATCAGTCAGGCCACGGCGTTCGTGTAGCCACTGAAGAGCGCCGCGATTGCTCATCAATGCTGAATGCCACCCGTCCACCATGGCCTGGCTGATGACGCGAATCTTCTTGTCAGTAGGCTGACCGTTGAGGTTCACGTTACCGTTGTTCGCGTGACGTGGGTCGCCCCACTCAGCCCTGCGGCGGATGAGGGCAGTCACCGGCATGCCGCCACAGATGAAGCAGTAGTAGAGTCCTTTGTCCACGTTGAGGCTTGCCGAGCGCCGCTCGTCGCCGTGGAAAGGACAGTGCATGTTCCATTCGCGTGTACCATCAGCGTTCCGATGAGTCGGGGTCTCTCCCTCCAGGTACGGTTGAAGGTCTCGGATCTGTTTTTGCGTTACCTTAGCCATCAGGAGCAGAGGCCGCTGCAGGAGAAGCACCGGTCCTGCCCAAGAAAGAGAACAGCTTTGACTTCATGCGACTGAGTTCGATGGTGTATGACCACGGCTCGACCGTGCATGTACGGCTCTCGTAGCGGGTCAACATGTCAAAGAACTCATCCTCCCTACTCGCGGGTGGATCAAACAGCCACATCACCTTGGTGCTGTTCAGCCTCTTGAGCTCGTACTCGAAACCAGAGCAGACTAGCGTGGTCGCGAGTGCGAGATCGTCAGTACCGAATGCTCCTCCTGCTACGCCCATGGTCAGTCGAACGGGTTGGCTTCGTCGTCTTCGCGCAGCGCCTCGATGATCGTGTTCTTGAGACGCTCAGCAGCACCGCTGCCGCGCATGCGGGGCATGTCACCGAGGTTGCGATCCTCCCACTCCTTCTTCAGAGCGTCGATCTCCCAACTCTCGTAGTCATCGCCCTCACCGTCACCATCGCCGTCGCCCTCTGTCTCTTCCTCGTCGGCGGCATCGGCCACTGCGTTGTCTTCCTCACGCAGCGCCTTGATGAGCTTGTCGCGCTTGTTGCCACGACCGCCGGGGATGGTGGCACCCCGATCGTTGACCTCTGCTTCCAGATCCTCGTCGGCCCAGTCGTCGTAGCTGCCGACCTCCGGATCGTCCTCGCGCGAAGGGACAAAGCCGTCGGGGTAGCCGGTGTCCTCGGCTTCCTCGTCGTCTGTCTCGATCGCGTTGCTGCTGCCATTGCTGGCAGCCGTCTGTGACAACCCACCGACCTCGTCGCCGTCCTGTGACGGCATCAGCTTGCCGGCATCCGGCGCGTACTCGCCGTTGTACTCCCCGTGGTTGACCTTCACACGGATGACCTTGCCGACCTGCTTGGTGGGATCGAGCTTGCCCTTCTCCTTCAGCTGGCATGCCCTGATGAACTCGGCCAGCTTCCAGTCGGACTCCGGGCCCAGCCCGATGTACGTGAAGAGCCAGTCGTACTCGGCTCCCATGTCCAGCCCGACTCGGATGTCGTTTGCGGGCTGACCGTTTGCCTTCACCTCGCGCTGTTCGCACAACGCGATGCGGGCGACGCGCAGTCCCGTTGGGACTTTGACGCCGGTACCGCCACCGGATTCCTCGACGCCGGTGACGTCGTAGTCAATGAGCCTTGCCACTACTGCTCCCTTCTACCTCGTCGTGTAGCAGTCGCACCGCCACGCCGATTGCGCATGTCAGCGCCACCGCGCGCTGCCTCTACAGCCCGCATGATCTGCGGGATCGTCGGATCGTCTACATACCCATCCGGTAGGAACGCATCAAAGTGATCCTTGGCGTAGTACCGGCTGGACTCGGTGAAGTGGATCCGACGAATCTCTTTCTTGCCTTCATCAACCACTTCAAGGAAGCCGACCATGTTCATGTAGCCGCAGATCTTCTCGGGCATCTGACGCACCTGGATCCATGGACGCAGGACGTCACCACCCTCATCGTTGGTTGGGTGCGGTCCTTCCATCGGGTGAGCGGTGATCCCAAAATGGAACCGCCGGCACCCGATCATGTGCCGCACCCATTGCTGAATACGGTCAGCGTTCGTACCGTACTCAGGCTTGTCCTTGCCGCC